TAAAAACTAGACTGGCATACCTTGAAGCTAATAACCATAGCCACTAAGATAAAGGTATGAAATTACAAGTAGTCAGGACACAATTTGGTAAGGATGCAACTAATGGGATGCTGTTTATTGATGGTAAGTTTGAGTGTTATACTTTAGAGGACCAGTACCAAGCAGTCAAAGTGATGCACGAAACCTGCATACCAGAGGGTACATATAAAATTAAACTTAGAACAGTTGGTGGATTTAATTCTCGCTATACCAAGAAATATCCTACCTTCCACCGAGGTATGCTTTGGTTAGAAGATGTACCAGGATTTGAATTTATTTTAATTCATCAAGGTAATTCGGATGAGCACACCAGTGGATGTTTAATAATTGGTGACTCACAACAAGACTTAGATGTAAACTTTAATGGTATGGTTGGCAGTAGTGCTAACGCTTACAAGAAACTATATCCTAAAGTATCTGGTGCAATACTTAAAGGTGATGATGTCACCATAGAATATACAAAGATAAACCTTAGTGGTGAAGATAACAAAGCTAAAGACCATATGATACTAGCTGATAGCGTATATGAAAAACTTCAAGAGATAAATGGAAATGTTATCAAAACAAATGCAATGCTAAAAGGTAGACTTATTACATAATGTTTGAAAGATTTAAAAGAAAAAGAAATCAAGATGGTACATTCAAGAAGGATGTATGGTGGACACCTTGGTCCGATTCGTGGGAGTATAAGATGAGTGAAGACTTAAAAGATATGCTTGAAAGAACTATATGGACTTTCGTTGAAGCATTCCTTGGAGCTTTAGTTGTTGCGCCCTTGATATCTGTTGATGCAAATACATTAGAGTTAGCTGCATTAGCTGGTGGTGGAGCTGCACTTGCAGTAATCAAGACATACGCAAAGAAAAAAATAAGCTAAGAATCTCTCCATTTATTTGTGTATAATAAACACAACAGGGAGGTTAATATAGTAAATATTCCAGAAGAATGGGGTAATAACTTTTATAAGTCTGGCTGGAAACCAGGTTATGATATCAGTGAAACAACAGGACATGGTGAGCTTACTCATGTAGGTACTGACCCAAACTTCAGAGAAAAGTTTGATGAGATACTACGTGACTGGGGATTCGACCCAAAAAAATATGAAATAGATGGTTCAGTTCGTGCATCATCTTGGAACACACAGTTAAAAGGAGGTACAGTTGAGACCTTCTTTGCATTTAAAGGTGTAGTTAAAAAGAAAAATCCAGGTCAAGATAAATACTTTAAGGAGTTATTTAAACAAGCAAAGAAAAGACCACCGCTTAAACCTAAAACATTCGGAGGTGATACAGCATTCTGTTTCTTTATGAGTGACTGGCAGCTGGGCAAGAAGGACTACGGAGTTGAGAACACTATTAAAAGATATGACATAGCGCTGCAAGATGCAGTGAATAGAATTAAAGAGCTGCGTAAATCTGGTGTAAAGATAGATGAGATTTACATGATAGGATTAGGTGACCTTACAGAAAACTGTACACCTTTTTTCTACGAAAGCCAACCACACAATGTTTCTTTAAATCTTATTGAGCAATACGCATTAGCAAGAAGCATGATGATGAAAACTGTTGAGACATTCTTGCCGCATGCTGATAAATTAATTTTGGCAGGCGCTCCAGGTAACCATGGTGAGGCAAGCAGGACCAGCAAGGGTCAAGTTGCTACCAGTAGATTAGATAACACTGACACTATGCACCTTGAGATTTGTCGTGAGATAATGGCAGCTAATCCAGATAGATATAAGAAGGTAGAAGTAATAATACCTAAAGGATTTCACCAGGTTATGACCATCAAAAATATACCATGTGCTTGGACTCATGGACACATGTCTGGTGGCGGCGGGAACGCAGAAGCTAAGATAGAGAACTGGTGGAAAGGACAGATGTATGGATTCTTACCAGCTAAGGATGCACAGATACTTATTACTGCACACTACCATCACTTCAGAGCGAAGCAGCAAGGTGATAGGACTTGGTTCCAGGCACCTAGCTTAGATAAAAGCTTAGACTTCACAGCACGCAGCGGTCTCTGGTCCCATCCAGGTGTACTAACTTTTACTATAAATAAAAAGGGCTGGGATAATTTAAAGATTGTATAAAAAAACCTACACCAGGGCAATAGTGTAGGTCTCTTCTTACTTAGCTACAAAAAGAAGCTAAGTTAAATGTCTCCTCTGTTGCAGTCATAACATGTCTCTGTGTCACCATCTATAGGTTTTATATCTTTACATAGTTTGCAATAGAGTTCAGCAATGTTACCCATCGGACAAATTAAAGTCCTCTTCGGGGTCGTTATGTTTATTAATCATAACTTTAGATACCATATCAAAAAACTCTGTTGAGTTTATGTCTATGGCTGGTCCATCAAATGGATTGTCTCTCTTATATTTTGACATTCTCCTCCTCGTGATTACCAATAGGTTCTTGAAACTTAGGGTCACCATACGCATTGATTAACCCTATCAAGTATCCGCATACTTCATGGCTTACATCTTGAGAAATAAATTCTGAATTAGTAACCATAAGCATGAGGTTCCTAGCAATAGCATGGACCCTGGGATTGTTAACCTCCCACATAGGAGATTCTTTTATAGCATCTTCTATTAACATGTCCAATACCATGGCTATTCCTCCTCTTGTTGTTTAGGTAAGATAAGATTAATTTTTTTTAAAGCAACTATATTAGTTAGCTGTATTGTGCCATCACCATTAGATATTCCATGGTCAATAAAATATTGCTTACCATCTTTATCTTTTTGTGATACTAACGCTTGCACTAATTGCAATATGTCTGCATCTTTTAACAATATGTCTGGCATATTATAACCCTTTGAGTTTATCTATCCAGCTAGATGCTTCCTTCTGTGTACCTGTACCACCATTAAGGAATTGTTTTGCTTCAGCTGCTAACTCATCTTTACCTTTATCAATCGCTTGTGTTATTAGTGACTCAAGAAAGTTTACTTGTCCATCGCTTATTGGATTCTGCTCCCATGGTCCGCTTGGTATGTCTGTCATATCTTTATCTCCTACTACTACCACATCATCTGTGTTAGATTCTTTTAGTTCAGTTACATCATCAAGATTTTCAATGATGGTGTTTACAACATCCGAGTTGCTTTCTCTTGCAGCAAACTCTTCCTTATGCTTCTTAATATAATCAGAAGCAACTGTTATAAATTCTTTTTGGTCTTCCTCTGTGTAGTCTGTCACCTTGTCTGGTGTACCATTCTTAAGTTTCATTCTAGCTACACTAAAGTCCCATGTCCTTCTTGCAAAGTTCTTATCTTTACCACACATGTCAAGGATGATGTCACCCATCTCATTCTTAGAAGGGGATGTCATTGTCTGTTGTGTTGTATCTTTTTTTTTAGGTGCAGCTGCTGGCTTAGGTACAACTGAATCATCTCCTGTTGCCTTCTCCATCTCTTGTCTGCTTGGTCTCTTAGCTGAACCCTGGAACTTCCAGTTAGCTAATGCTCTACCTATAGCAGATGTCTCACAGTTTTCTACCCAACTGTTTTTGTTAGCTCCACTCTGTCCCTTATATTCTTGTGCTAGTCCAGTGGATACTGGGTTGATATCATCCTTGTGTTCATACACTAAGGCATGCACAATTATCATGGTGCCATCATCGGACACTTTAATTGGTTCGGTCCATACTCTACCTTCGGGATGCGCTTTATAAAAAGCATCCAGTCTATCTTCTACTTCTAAATAGTCGTTACTATTGTACGCCATTCTTTATTCCTCTCTCTTTCGCTATTGTATATACATGCTTCCTGGATATACCAGCGCTGCTAGCAATCATTGAAGCTGTCATCTTAGTTTCATTTCTTTTATTGAACAGATAAGTTATCATTGTATTTCTTATGCCTGTATCTTCCTTCATCTTGGTAGATAGTTCCATAAGTTCTTTTAACATTAGCTCTTCATAACTTGGTTGACTCATAGTTCAAACACATCTATGA